GTAGAGGATAATATTTCTTTAATTTTCTCCTTCATAATACTTTTCTAGTAACTTAATAATATCATCTTCTTTTTGAAGATGATTAAATCTAATTAATGTTACTTTATCTTTATGTAACTCACAAAATTCATTCAGCACCTTATCTCGGCGTTGTTGTTTTTCAAAATCAATAATGCCTCCTCTATGAAAATGTGGAATATATTCAAAATGTTGCACTCCATCATATTCTATAAAATATTGTTTATCATTATGTTTTACAAAAAAATCAATTTTTATTAAATTAGAATTTCTTGCAATTTCTGAAGTTATTAATTCAAATTGAGATTTAAATTTAATATTATTTTTAATTAATCAATTTCTAATTAATTTTTCTCCAGTTGATTCTGAACAAACAGGACATCCTTGTTTTCGATTAATATGATGATCATAATCCTGCAAAAATTCACCATGTAAAGGACAAATAATGCAGATTTTAGATTTTTGATTCTTATACTCAGATTTTGAGTAATCATATTTATTAAAATGAATTTTATTAGCTTGTAATAAAAATTCTTGAAAAGGTTTTCTTTTTATATCTGCAATGCCTTCATATTGGCATTTTCTACATCCTTTTCCTTGTAAATGAGAATTAGCTTCCTGCTCAAATTGCCCATGCAAAGGACATATGATAATAACTTTATTTCTTGAAGCAGTATAATTTGTAAGAGAATAATCATATTTATTATTATGAAGAATACATGCTCTTTGAATTCATTCTGAATTAGTTACTTTCTTGCTCATTAAAGTAGTTTTTTAGCATGTCATAAAACAAAGCCTTTGTTACAATAACATATTCTCCGACTGAACATATATTTACAGCCTTTTTTTCCTGAGCATTCCAGAAAATTGCTAAACTTTTATCAACTTTGCCTACCTCAGAATTTATCTTCTTAATAGAAGGAGTTACTTGAGTAGATTTACATTGAACATAAAAAGGTAAAACATTATTTGGATCAAATATATCAATTTTTTGATCATCAAGTTTCTTACTTTCTGCTCTAGATGTAGCTAATTCTAAATCACCTGTAATTTCTTTTAATTCTTTTACAATCTGTCGTTCATATGCATTTCCTTTTTGTTTGGAATATGCACCTGAACGTTTCTTTTTTGGGATAACTTCAACTGTAGTTTCAGTTTCTCCTTTATTTTCAACTCAGAGATCTAATTCCGGAGTTACAATTTCTTTCGCTTTTCTAGCCATTTATTAACTAAGTTTAATGTTTTTAAAACGCCATATTTCTTTACATAGTCTGTAAAGTCTTTAACTTTTGGCATTAATAAAACTTGAATATTTTTAAATTGTTTTCGTATCTTATTGGCTGCTTTAACACCAGGTAAATCTCTATCATACAATAAATAAATTTCTTTAAACTTATTTGATAATTTAATATACTGATTTTCAGTTAAGAATAAATTTTCAGAGTTAGGAGCAATAGCAGTAATTCCAAATTCATATAAAGACATTACATCCTTTAATGATTTTGTAATTACTACTAATTCACCTTCTTTAGGTAACTGTTTTGCACCTTGTATCATGGTAGCACTCCAATTACTTAAGAACCTGTATTTTATCCTTGTAGGCATGTAAAGACGCCACAATTCATCACCATTACTATTTTCACCTCCGTAATATCCATAGATAGGACTACGATCTGAAGAACTACCATAATAATTTCCATTTAAAAATACAGATTTTATAGAAAATACTTTAAATTTATTTAAAGTGTTTAAACTAATTCCAAAGGAATCCCACCACAATAATTCTTTTTTAGAAAATTCTTGTATTTCGACTTGAATTACAGCTCTTTCAGTTTCTTCCAAAACAAAATGGCTGTATTCAATCTTAGGAGGATTCTTAGGAATATCTTCTAAATCTAAATATCCAAAATCATTGGCAATAATTCTCAATGCTTTATAATAACTTACTTGATAAATATGCATTACAGCACCAACAAAATCAAATGTTGGACCAGCAAAATCCTTAAATTTTAAGATGCCTTGTTTATTCTTATAAAAAGCACAAGTAGGTTTTTTATCTATTCGTATAGTAGGAGGACTAACAAATAATCCTTTTTTAACAGGTACTCCTAGGTAATGTTCAAAATAAGTTTCTTGAGTATGTTTAGAAAGTAATAATTCTTTAGTTATTCTAGGAGCAACCTCTAATAAATACATATTATCTTACTCCAAGTAATTAGATTATAAATCTCCTACCTCAAAATTAAGATCCATACCTGCATCAGATGGAATTTCTGTGGCGGTTAAATCATCAGAAATAAAAGATTGAACCTTTGCAGGTGCAGCACTTGCTTCCTTATTAATTTTTTCTAATTCATAAGTACTAAAGGCAATTTTATCACCTATAAAGTTGTTTCTTACATAAGCAACACCTTCTCTTGTCAAACCAGCAAAGAATCCTGGGAAAACTGCTTCTCCAGTTTTAGAATTCTTCATAAGTTTAACTTTGGTTTCAACTCCTTTTCCTTTTTCTAAGATACTTACTATCAATTCTCTCAATTTATTCCAATCGGGAGCAGTAATTTTCTTTTCTTTTGAATCAATTTGTTTTGCAATTGTAGGATTCAAAGTATCAATCGCATGTTTAAAGAATAACATCATACTTTCAACATTTGAAGGTTGTGGAACTTTTTCTTTCTTACCTGCTTTATTTGTTATCTCTGATTCCCTGCGATTAAAATCTTCTGGGCGTGGAGGCCATACTGTATGTTCAAATGCTCCATCTTCGTTAGAGAATTTTAAAATCAATTGTTCATAAGTTGCAGTTGGGTCTTTAACTCCAACAACATCCTTAATTTCACATCCGTCAAATTTGACAGTGTGAATCATATTTCCTTCTAACTTTGGTTTTGTGGTACTTTGTGATGTACCAGCTGTTGTACTAAATGAAAAATCGCTCATTATTTATTGTTTAAATGACTGTGAATTGAAATTGTGTCTCATCTATTTCTGAATTATCTTCATTATCTATAAGCAACATTGGTTCAACTCTTTCAGATTCTACAATAGCTTCTGGAATGGTTTTCACTGCTCCTGGATTAGTTGTTGAAACTAATTTCCAAATATCTCCTTTGTAGGGTTCAATAGTAAATATTGTGCCTAATTCAGCCAATATTGTATTCTGTTTACCCTTATAACCAACAGTGTTACTTTTGGTAACTTTGTTGCCACTTCCTTCTTCATCAAAGGCTAAATCTTTTCCTATAATTGGAATTAAGGTTTTACTCTTTGGTGTAATTGGGTCCCATTTAATTACTACTCGATCTTCATATTCGAGTTCCATTTCTGCTACAGCCTTGTTGTTAAATACAAGTTTTGCAGCATCCAATGTAATTAAAGGAATACTTGCCAATTCTTCAACTACTTCAGTTTTCTTCTTAGTAGTTCTTTTTTTCTTTTCTACCCCATCTATTGAACATTGGATATTTGATACTTCTTCTGTAGTAGGATCAAATTCAAATGTTACCATCACACTTTTAACTAACTTTGTTTCTTTACTAACTTCCATTATATTCGTCTATTTTATTAATTACATATTGTAAATCATTGTCAATGAATAATTCATCAAAACATCCCATTGGAGTTTTAGCTGTATTAGTTCCGTCAGAATTAGTAATGAACTTATATTCCATAATTCCATCATCATTTTGTTTTCTAACAGTAAATAATACATAAGTGAATAATCCCTCAACTGTAATCATATTATCTATCATTTTACCAAGTGTCTTAATCTTGTAAGAAGGATTTAAATTATCCCCTGAATTTTCTGAATGTGCTAATACAAAAATTTTCAAGTTTTCTCTAGCATTCATAGATTCTTTTAAGATTGAGAAGAAATGCTGAGCCATTTGAGTGAATTTTTCATATCCTTTCTCTGTTGCTCTATCCATCGCTTCAAACGCCATTAAATACTGAGAATCATCAATAATTATTTGTTTAATATGTGGCATTGTAGCACTAACAAGTTTAATAACTTGATTAATTTTATCTACATTACTTGTATTATATAAATTACCTTGATATTTCTTATCTTTATCCTGTACTAATGGTATATAATTCTTCTTATAATTTCTAATAGGTAAATTTTTACCTGCAACATTAATAATAAATGTTTCTTTTGGGTCTAAGTTTCTTAAACTAGTTGATTTACCAGACCCTGATTCACCAACTATTGCTCCTAATTCAGCCAATATTGTTTACTTAAAATGTAAATACATTAGTATCTAAATGATTAATTTCATCTTTTGTAACTGGTATATCTATATTCTTTTCAACTCTCGTATCTAGGGAAAGATACTGTTCATAATCAGTAATATCTTCTGGTTTTGGAAGTTCTACAAACATTCCTATCTCACCATAAAATCCTAATCCTTTATTAACATCAGATTGTCCATATCTATTCTTTAAAATTTGTGCAAGACGAAATCTTTTTTTCAAAGTATTTTGAATTGGGTAACCTTCACATCGTGCGATTTTTTCCCTGTATGGGAAATACAATGCTATAACAACTTCTGATGCATCAGTAGTTCCAGATGTATCCTTGAAATCATCTAATTGATATAATTCATATCCATTAGTTTTTCTATCCATAGATTTAGAATTTCTATTCATTTGTTGAATAAATATTCCTGTTAATCCACATTTATTTCTAAAGTGAATTGCATAATCCACAGTAAGATCAATTTTTTCTTTCTTAGAGCCTGGACCACTTATCAAACCAACGTGATCCCACAAAGCAATTTTATATGCTTCTGGATCATTGTCAATATATTCTTCACGATGTTCGTCTATACTTACAAATTCACCAAATCGTTTTAACCACTGTTTACAAGTAGCATATATTCCATTAGGTGATAAAGCTTTGTCATAAATTGTAACTATTTTCTCAATCTCTAAGAGCCAAGGAATAGCTTTATTAACAAATTCTTCTTGATAAGGTGTAATTGTAGTTGTTAATGATAAAATATCTTCGTAAGTTATAATCACTCCATATTCATCAAAAATATATCGTGAAAGTAATTTAGCAAATAAAATATCACCAGACAT